ATTTGTTGGGTCTGGATCTAACTGTTTTGTTTTTTTGACTTTATCCTCACCATGATCATTGTCATCATTCTTCCATTCGTCTAAAACCTCAGCCTTTGTATTCTTATCATCTTCGTCTTCTATTTTTATCAGTGAATCTTTCTTGACATAACATCCAAACTTGCTGCATTTGATTACCATCTTGCCATCTCCTCTGTCCTCTGTTTTTTCAGCCATAGCCTTTGCAACATTGTTATGATCAGTGATTAATGCCAATGGTACAGCAGGGTCTTTACATACTGCAACTTCATAATGTTCTAATTCTTTTAATGCATAAGCAATAGATCCGTCTTTCATTACGATTGGTTCTCTGTTTGTTCTTGTAGCACCACCGAATGACAAGCCTTTGTATTCTCCTGATTTAATCTTGTTCCATATTTCATTGTCCAATTCATAGTTCTTGTGAATCTTGCCAGTAATTTTAATTGCAGGATATTCAGATCCGTCTTTATCTACATACGAAGATTTGGAATAATTGATTCCTTTACCAATAATTCTGTTTGAGTGTGTGTCAGAGATAGGAGCACCTCTGTCCATCCAAACAGGAAGAACTTTGTATAACTCGTCTACTATTGTAACTTCACCTTGCTTGTCTTTTACCTGAACAGTAAGATAACCCTCAAAATATCTGTCATCAGAATTAATTGGCTGCAAACTTTTGGTTACGAATTTAGTAAAATATAAATTGTCTTCTGTCATATATAATTTTGAGTGTATAATAGCATATAAATATTATGATAAAAAATAAGAGAGGACTACTCTATTAAATAATGTCTTTTTTTGATCTGGTTACTACGTAGTCAACAGTGAAACCAGTTGTGAGTCCAATTAGACCTACGCCTAATGCACTCATACCATCAATGACTATTGTTTGTGATACAGCAATACCTGCAAAAGTTGATACGATGATTGCTCCAAACAATTTTCTTGCTGAATAACCTTCGCCATCAGAATTAAGATAACCTCTAACGGTGTTTAATCCTGCTCCAACTACTGTTGATAACACTGCGATCAATAATGGATCTACCATGTAGATTCGTTGAAAACCCTAATATTTAAACTTGTACTACATTATAAGCACAGTATCTACTATTTCACAAAAAATCTTACACTTTGTCTTCTTTTTTTTGCTGTTCTTACTTTGTTTCATTCCATAACCTACTCCATTCGACTGCTTCTTTGCTTATTGACAATCCTGATACAAATATTGCTGAAAAGAAAGCAATAATCACGGTTTGTCCAAATGTTAGACTAAGATTAAATAGTGTTTCAGCCACATTTCCACCTACAAGTGGACTGAAGAAAGCAATTCCAAAGTTACCGATTATTCGAGCAAGAACCTTTTTCGTATGTATGTTCACACTATCAGTTATATTTAAACTATTTAAATTAATTGACTCTTTGTAGATATCCGCTTTCTATCATATACAGTAACAGTTCAGGCTCACTACAAAACATCTTTACTACTTCTTCTGACATTGAAGTGCCCTTGAATCTACCACATTTAAAACAGACCTTTAACGATAACAAGTCTTCGTCATCGGAGTCATGCTTGCGAAAATTGTATTTGAATCCACCGCACTTACATTTTTCTCTTTTTTTTGTCTTTGTCTTTGTTTTTGTCATGATATGTATAAAAAAGGTTTATTAATAAAGATTTTCAATATCAAGCATGGGAACAGCACTATACTTGTATGAAAACTTAGATCATTACTGTAAAAAATATGAAAATTTTGTAGATCCAAGAAAAACAGTTAACGAAACATCATTTAAAGTTCTTGACTTGTATATAAAAGATGAAGAAAGGCTTTGGATAATACTTGACACCAACAAATATTCCAACAAAGTAAATGCAACAAGATCAATTACGTTTTTTAATCTCAAAGAATACAAATATTATGCTGACGGCAGTGAAAAACTAATAACATATGACAATATTGAGTATGATCCGCAATCAAATCTTCTAAAACTAATTCCAAAAAAATTTAGAAAATCATGTTTGGAACTCAACGTTGACAAGTTTAACGGTGAAAAACCAACAAAAACAGTCAAAATAGACCAAAAAAACATGTTTTTTGACATGACATACAACAGATTAATCCTAATAGTAGGTGACAAAGATAAAATTTGATTTTGTCCTTGGAGACGTAGAAGAACTACTAAAAGAGACCAATTTTCGTCTAGAAAACATAGAAAAACTCCTAGAATTCATACTAATACCTCCAGATATGAAGAAATACGCCTTAGATAAGAAAAAAAGAATGGAAAAAAGGGGTATTACCGCTGATTCCCTAAACCGTTATTGAAAATAATTTTCCAATCTTTTCCGTGTTTTTTCCTCATTTTTTGCCAAAATGGGTCTGCACCGAACTGTCCGCCTTTCAGATTGTAGTTTTTAATGTGTTTTGCACACCTTTCATGGCATCTTTGGCAAAGTCTACAGTTAATCTGTTCCATATTGAACTTGTATTTACCACAAAAATGACACATACCGTAGTAAACACCCTTAATTGGCACTAAAATGGTCTCTCTGCCTTTCTTTCCTGCACAGTCGCCACAGATATCATTTACACCTGCTCCTACTGGAACTCCAGTCTTAAAACAACTAAAACACATGCCTTCTTTGTACTCGTTTACCTTGGTATACTCGCTTTTTTGGTGTATATCCCAAATTTTATCCCCTAATTTGGTTCCACCAGTGTTTACATCGAGTTTAGTTGCCATTAATAACCGTGATCCTTTTTGCAGTTATTAATCTTTTTGATACAGTCCTGTAAAATTACATGTACTTCGTATTCCATATCAGTAAAACCAATAACAGACTTTCCTTCATCGTATAGTTCTGTAAGATCTCCAATGATTATTGTACTTTTAAAACTATCTTTGACTTTTACAGGTTCTTTCTTATCTACCTTACTCTTTCTCTTCAGCATCCTCCCACCTCCTCATTTGTTCAAATTCATTTTTGACAAGTTCTCTTGCTTGTCGCACAGTTAGACCGCCATATTTTCTTATTTCTTCTATGGTTTTTGTCTTGTTCCATCCAAAGTCTACTGCTGTTTGTAATGTCTTTTTGATTACTGTAAAGTTTGCAGGAGTAATGCCGTCAGGAAAGTTCTTCTGACTTAGTGATGTTCCGCTTCCAGATGAAGGACTTCCCTGTGCAATTCCTCCCGTGTCTGACGGTCTTGTCTGCATTGGAGAGCCTTCAAACTTTTGTCTGTTTTCTTCTGGTGCTGCTTCACTTCTTCCTCTTCCGTTTACACCGCTGTTGTCTGGCAGTGCTGGCTGATTTACAGGGTCTTTTGATACTTTGAACTCTCCGTTATGTGACATGGAGACATCAAATCCCATTTGTTGCAACAAAGACATGTTTTGTATTTCTACGCCTTCTCTTTGCAGTTCTGCTAGTTTGTCATTCTCTTCACCCTGTACAAGCTTGAGATCCCAGTCATCAATACCAACTGCCTCTGCAATTTTTCTAAAGAATGACTTGTACATGACATCCTGACCCCATTTGACTGCCCTGTTTGTAATTGTAACTTGCAGTCCTTCCTGTGACCATCCGCCTACCATTTCACCATAGTATAACGGAAGTACGCCATAAATTGCACCAATTATCTGTCTTAGTTCCTTTCTAATTTCAATAAACTGTAATTCTTGAAGTGATCCTGTAAAGTCTAGCCACTGTGCCATGTTTTTGTTTCCACGTTCTGACTCTACCATAAGTGGATGTATCATGTAAGGGTCTTCGGTTGCCTTTTGTTCAAGCATATCCCATGACTTTCTAAATGTCTCGTAGTTACGAGAGGCAATTAACAGCAATCCTCTTGGAGGTCTCATCTTGTCAAAGTACTTTCGTATGTACTCATCCATGTGTGACAGTGACATGGCTTTAGACCATACGGCAAATATAGGAGAATATCCATAGATAAGTGCAGGTCTGTATTTTCCTGCTTTCCATATGATTTCACCTTCTGCATAAATGACTCTTTTTGGCTGTGGAATGCCTACAGAGTATACTGAGTTTACTTCTATTACTGCCTTTAGTGCCTCAGCACCGCACTTAGGACAAGTTGGCTCGTAAAGACGAGTGCCTCTGTGTTCAAATCTAGGACAGACGTATATTTTCTGTCTCTTGTCATCATATCCAATCTTGCCGTCACTGTCTGCAATCATGGCAACTTGTGGAGGATCAATTCTGATCATCTCTTTAATTTCACTTTTCTGATGGTCAATCTTTCCTGTTGCATCATCAATGAAATAGTTCTTGAGAAGAAGAAGGTAAGCGTTGTCTGCAATTTCCAAGTCTCTTTCCAACTGTCTTGAAAGATCCTCTACTGTCTGGTTGTTTCCGTTTACAGGGTTGTACAACATGTCATCAAGTATTTTTCTTCTTAACGGGTCTGGTCTTCTTAGGTCTTTAGATCCACATGAGTCACATTCCAATACTACATCGTCATTCTGTATTGAACCAGATGATTCTGGTGCTGTTTGAAACTCTTTGCTACATGTATTGCATTTGAACTTGAATCTTTCTACAACCTCAAATCCGTTCTTAAACATCTCTCTGTTAAGAGTCTCTATAGGAATACGCAAGGCATCAATATTGTCAGCCAACTCATAAATCATAATGAGTGGGAATGGGAAAATAGGTAGTTTGGCACCTGTGTCGGTAGCCATATAAGGCTGTGCCATAGAAGGTCTGACTACGTTCTCAGTATAGGACTTGTTGCTAAAACTAAGCGACTTTGCTATATTTTTAAATGTATCAGTAAAACCCAATGACTTATTGTTCTATTCTAAATATATAAAGTTTGTCAAAATTGTAACAAATTGTTAAAAATTTGTTTCTTTTTTGTGAACTTTACAATAGATGTCTCTTCCGCCACAACCTGCTGCTCCACAGGAACAATCAGACTTTGCTACTGGTATTTCGACTTCTACAGTTTCTTGTTTATCATGTTTAGCCATATATAGTCAATATATTTAATGCATATAAATATTGTTGTAACAGTTTATATTGACCTTGTTTTATTAGATTACGTTGGGTATGCATCATTGTAAAAACATCTGCGGTAGATTTCAAGCACCTAAAGGCAAAAGAAACTACAAAGTAAGTGGAAGATGTACTTTGTGCAGTATGTTCATAACACATCCAGAAGGCGGAATTCTATGTCCTTGCTGCGGATATAAACTGAGAATCAGCATAAGAACTGAAAGATGGCGAAACGAGTCAGAATACAAAAGAATCAGTGCTTAAGTTAAATATATATAATCAGTAGTTTATTAATAAACAGGTTGTCAGGGATTACCTAAACATGCAAGGTCAATAAGTCAGACGGTAGCCCTCTTAAACCTCGTACCTTCAGGTCGAAGGCGTGTGAATACGTAAAGTTCACACTTCCCCTTCAAGGGCTAGATTTATATTATTATACAGTAAACAACAACCATGAGAAAACTAACTCACTTTTGCAGGCTATGCAGGGAATATAATATCAAAACTAGACTGTCTCACTTGGAACTATATCATAAAACTTCCCCTGAAATATCAAGAAGTAAAAAATCTAACAAGGACATATTAGATGTTTTATTTGTCGAATGTTGGTCGACATCATAAGATTTATATGACTATACAGCCAATAATAACTATGAGAAACAAACTACTATTTTTTATTTCATGTGTCTGCATGGGAACAGGGGTACTGTTGCCTGTAGGAATATGTCTAATGGTGGCTTACTATTGGGATGACGTAAAGAGATTTTTAAAACCAGAACTTTACCCTGAACCAATTAAGAAAGAAATACCAAAAGGAAAAGCAGCAGTGTTCCAAGACGAAACGTTGGAGGCAAACAAATGATTGGGTCTAAACAAATAGACAAAGTTATCTGTATAGCCTGTGGCACTTTAATTGGAAAACATACAAAAAACGGTCTAGGCAGGTGTCTTTTCCGTATTCAAGGTACTTTTGTAGCCGAAGGCAAAAAATCAGCCGAAGGCATCGAGGGGGATGAATCGGAAATTGATGCAGAGTCAGAAGAGAGAAGGAGGTCTGTATTGCTTGACTTGGGATTGTGAGGAGTGCTATTCGCAAAAACAGCTTTGCGAGGACTGCGAAAGCAACGACTGCATCTCATGCAAGAATATGAAGAAACTGCTTGTCAACTCTAGCACCATACTGTATGCCAAAGAAAACAAAAAACGCATAGTCTGCAACAACGGACATACCATATATAACGGTACAGAAGCATGAAGATGGACAAGGTTGCAGGAAGCGGATATGACGAGTTCTATACTCCAGAGTATGCAGTAGAGCCTATTCTAAAGTATATCAAGCCAAACTCCAATATATGGTG